CTTATCATTTTTTTGAAAATAATTAGCGTTTTTTCTTGGCTAATTCTTGTGAAATCCACCGTTTTGCCGTTGGATTCGATACTTTTTTGCGAATCAGCATACTGATTCGTTTCCATACCTTTGCAAATACATCCTCACCAGCATCGTTATTGTCTACGATAATCATACTGGATGCACCGAATAGTCTCTGGAATTTACCTATGTTCTGTTGAACACCATTCCACATTACCTCTACCTGTTTCTCAGGCAGTGTACGTTTTCTCATTTTATTGCGTTCTTGTGCAGTTTGTAGTGAAGTGTTGACAAAAATCATTGCACACTCATATCCAAGAGTTTGTAGTCCAGAAACTTGTTTTGAAATCTTGTCGTAGTCTTTACCTGTACCGTCAATAATTAGTCCAAGTCTACCGTCTAGAAAGTTACCTTGCATACGTTTGGTAACACCCTTGGCCTTAACACGAATCTCTTGTCCTTCGTCAGAGTAGATATCCTCTGGTGTAGTGTCCAAACCAGCGTCCTTCAACATCTTTTCATAGATGTCATCACTGTTCACAATCTTCATACCAAGTCCACCAGTGGTACGCCTGACAACATATGATTTACCGCTGCCAGGCCCACCTGCTAGGAAAATTGCTTTGAATATGTTGGGATCATAGACTCCCTCTTGCAACTCCGTAAATGTTTTCATGTTTTATTCCTAACAACTCCATAGTTCGTTTTCGATATATCTCTTCATAGTATTTAGTATCCTCTCTTTTCTCATTCACCACTGTCCTGTTAATCTGTTTTTGGAAGTTCATTTTCTTGATTCGGTTTTTGAGTTTTGCAGTCATGTTTGCCTCTTTCATGTTTGAGTTGATAATGCATAACAAAGATTTGAGTTGTCTTTTGGCCCTCCTATTAAAATACTATATCACCAGCGTCAGCAGAACCTCTGGGGATAATTTCTTCTGTTGATTTACCACCGTCTAGTGCAGTAACACCATTAGATGGATATGGCACTTGAACTGTATCACGAACACAATCTATGTGTAATTCGTGTGTCATTTTTCCAGCACCCTTTGAAAATTCGTGTCTTAGATTTGTAATTAAATATCGTCCAGTGAGATATGGGTCTTGTGCCGTTTCTGAATCTGTTTGGTTCTTCAGAATTATACCAATCAAGTCTCCAGCCTGCAATGTTGTATTGCCTGGCACCTTGATTCGTAGTGTAATATTTGTTTCTAATGATACTATCCTTGAACGTCTTTGTTGTAACCAGATATCAATTCCAGAGTAGTCGATATCTGTATCAAAGGCTGGATCAAGCAATCCACCTACTTTATCTCTTTCAGTAGTTTGAACATATTGGGTAGTTTTAGGGTATTCGGTGATTTTGTTTCCAAAGTCATCTTTTGCCTCTGAGATTGGTGGAGCCTTTTTAGAACCGTATGAATTGAATTCATCTGCATGAATACTATTACTATATTCTTTCAAGTAATCAAATTCGTGATGTGTATACTTCTTATTATATATATCAACTTCAAGTAGGTCAGAAGAGTACATTCCTGATCTTGCCTGTAAAATTGTATCAGTAGAATTCATAATTTCATAGTCTAAAATATTTGTCAAGTTCAGTGCAGTATTGTCTGGATCATCTGTAGGTGTAACTTCACGAAAAACCATACGAGGGTTCTTCCTATCCATCATACTGTCAATAGTTCTAAAATAATATCCCTTGATGGTTTCGTAAAAAAAGAATGATGGTGAAAAGTTATACTCTTTTGACAGACACCTTTTTGATAGATTGTTGATAAAGTCAAATGGCCTATTATTAGGTGCAATTATCTGAAAGTTATTTGTAGTTTCTTCATAGTAGAATTCTTTTTTAGAGTTAAGATACTCTTCACTACGAATAACCTTTTTAATCATGTCATTTACAGGTTCACCCTTAAATGATTGAGAGACACGAATACGATTGTTTCTTATCATTTCACCTGTAGTAAAACTAAGACTAAATGTTTTAGTTCTATCGTTTATGTTTATACTTGAGGCAACTTTATATACATGAAGTGGGGTGTCAGTAAAATTGACAGCCATAGTTCTTTCCGTATCATCTTTTGCATTAGGTGTTACGAGAACAAGTCTTAACTTTTCCTGTCCAACAATAGAGGCATTGGCAGTTAAGTTGTTTGTATCTACGAATGAGATGTTACCAGTGATTGAGTTTGAAAAGATATCTTCAAAAATTGTTACAGTTGCAAGTTGTTCTAAGAGATTAAGTTCTAATCCACCTACCGTACATAACGTGCATTCATCAACAATAAATTCACCAGCGTATTTTATATCCGCCATTATATCATCCGTTCATTAAGTTTTTAAATTCTTTTTTGATGCCATCAATAAACCTTGGTTGCACTAAACGAATTCTTCTGTTCTTTTCTTGAATTCTTTCTTCGTACACATAATTAGTTACTATGGTTGCACCAGCCGGAATTGACGTTGCAGATTCGTTTGGAAGTTCTATGACTTTTGTGGTGTCTCCTGATTCCTGTTGATACTCATAATGATGAATACCATTTGAATCATCATACTTTTCTTTTACATATGATTCAAATGCTGGAACTGTCATAGGCCACTGTGTATAGTAATCTACAATATTGTTTGTCATAATAATAACCCAATGAAGTTCTGGGTCACCATAAAATTCATTTGCAATATATTCTGGTGTCTCACCATTCTTTACATCATAGTAGTCAAAGTTTACAGAATTCCGTTTAAAATAGTCTCTAAGTCTAATTCTTCTAGTTAGATTAGTCATAACTGTATTAGTACCATTGCCACGAACATCGTACTCTACTTTAGGAAAATAAGAAAAATAAGCCATGATTAAAAACCTTTTGCAATACGTTCTTTTGTAATGATTTCTAGTTCTTTAAATCCTAGTGAAAGTTGAGTTTCCACTGGATGGTCATCATCAAAGAACTGTGGACGATCACCACCGTAATTTACTTGAACACTTTGTAATACAGAGGTAGATATTTTGTGAAGATGTGTGTTTGGAAAATATTCAATGTCAAAGGTTGAAGGTGTAATCATAGTTCTACCAGTTAAGTCACTACCTTCAATTTCAGGCATTGCATGGTATCTAAATGTTGTCACAATATTTTCTATTGTCTCTGCTTCTTTTGCGTTGTTTGGTAACAGTCTAAACTCAAATGAAAATTCTCTTCTTCCAATACCCTCAAATGCCATCTCTGTTCTATTATTTAAAACTGTTCCTCTGGCAAGTTCAACTGCTGTTTTGGCGCCTGGAGCAATAGTTGCATCTAGTGCCATAAGTGCCATTTGTTCAAGTTGAGCCGCACCACCCTTTAATGCATCACCACCTAGTTTTTTTGCAATTTCACTATTACTTGCTCCACTAGATAAAGTGTTAATAACTGAAGATGCACCGGCAACCACTGCACCTATCTCTTGTTCACCATAGTTTGCCGTATGAGCAACTGCTAGTTTTGCAGGCATATACAATGCAATCGCCTGTGATAATCTTTGAGTTGGTGCTCTTTTTAAAGAAAGTGTTGTGGCCTCTGGACGAACAGAGCCAGGAGGATTAGGACTTGTATCATACGAGCCTGCCCCAAAATGAATTTTTGATTTGGCCTGTTGGTTTATATAGAACATGACATAGTGTTTATGCCTATCCATAGTTCCTAGTGTTTCTGGATACGTCAGCATAGGTGAACCCATACCACCACTATTTGTTCTTTTGATTGTAGGTATAACTGCCATTCTAAATAGTCCTATACATTGTGAAAGTATTTATATCGGCATGGCATACAGAGGAAGATATATTCCATCAAAACCACGAAAATACAAAGGAGACCCTTCTAATATTATTTATAGAAGTCTCTGGGAACGTAAGTTTATGGTTTATTGTGATAGGAATGACAACATTTTAGAATGGGGTAGTGAAGAGATTATCATACCCTATATATCTCCTCTTGATGGTAGACGCCATCGTTACTTCCCTGATTTTTATGTTAAGGTAAAACAGAAAGATGGTTCTGTCAAAAAGATGTTGATAGAGGTAAAACCAAAAGCACAATGTGGCCCTCCCAAAACCCCAAAACGCAAGACACCAAGATTTGTTCAAGAAGTCCGTATGTGGGGCGTGAACAAGGCAAAGTGGGAAGCAGCGATAGAATTTTGTAACGATAGACAGATGGAATTTAAAATACTTACTGAGGATCATCTGGGGTAAACGTATAAATACAAGTATGGCAGAGATAATTGAAGGCATACTAGAAAAGACAGGCGGTAAAGAACGCAGTATTCGCTGGTTTCGTCAGAAGGTAAAAGAACTTGGTGAAGTTCCTTCTGCACAATTAGTGCGTGAAGGATTTGTAACTGGACGGCCAACTTTGGGTACTATGAACTTTTTCATGTATGATCCAAAATACAAAAATAATAAACAGGTTCTTCCTTACTATGATATGTTCCCTCTTGTGTTACCTATCCAGCCCGTTGGTGGTGGTGATATAAATGAGGGATTTGTTGGTTTAAACTTTCACTATCTATCAATACCCATGAGATTAAAACTGTTAAATATAATACAAGAATATGCAACAAATGATAGGATGGATGAGACAACAAGAATTCGTTTGACATGGAATCGTATCAAAAGAAATCCAATTGTAAAACCAGTTGTAAAGAGATATCTGGCAGATCATGTTAGAGGAACATTCCGTAGAATTGATGCAGAAGAAATGATGGTTGCAGTTTTGTTACCAGTACAAAGATTTGTAAGAGCAAGAGAAACACAAGTATATGCTGATTCTAGAAGAATTATTAATCAGCCTAGGAGAGTATAATGGCACTACAGGAATTCATTTCTAAGTTCTATGATAAGGGAGGCCCTGCGTTTTTAAACAGGTTTGAGGTAATGATTATCTCACCGTTTGAAGCAAACCCAAATATAGCAGATGATAGATATGTATCGTTTAAGGTTGTAAATGTAACAATCCCTGGCAAGAACTTGAGAACTGTTACTAACGAAAATGTATATGGCCCGACATATGAGATGGCACAGGGATTAACGTATGCAGAAAGTGTCTCTATGAATTTCTATCTAGGCACAACACACTTTGAAAGAACATTCTTTATGAACTGGATGGACATGATTGTAAAACCAGATTCATATAACCTTGAATACTATGACAACTATAAAAGAACTATAGACGTTTACCAGTTAGATAAAAATAATCAAAAAACTGCTGGTATAAGATTACAGGATTGTTATCCTAAAACAATAGGTGCAATTGAGTACGCACAAGAGAGTGGTGAAGTAGGACAAATTAGTGTCGATTTTGTTTTTAAAGAACACACTCATATTGATGGATTTGGTAGAGTAGTAAACGAAAAATACGCACCATCAGTAGATTTAAGTGCAAACAGACAAAGAGGGAGAAATATGTCGGTAAATGGTGGTTTAGAAATTGATCCAACCGCCGGCCCCTTTTAATTTAATAATGCAATAGGAGAAATATTATGGCATTACCAAAACTCGCCTCGGCGAAATTTGAATTGACGCTTCCTTCAACTGGTGAAAAAGTTGAATATCGTCCGTTCCTTGTAAAAGAAGAAAAGGCTCTGATGATAGCACAACAGGCTGGAAAGAGTGAAGATATTATGAGGGCAGTTAAGGATGTAATTACATCTTGCACATTTGAAAAAGTGGATGCAGAGAAATTACCAATCTTTGACTTAGAATATATCTTTATTAATTTAAGAGCAAAGTCTGTCGGTGAAATAGTAAAACTGATGGTAACTTGTCCAGATGACAACACAACAAAAGTGCAAGTTGATGTTGATTTGACAAAGATTGAGTGTCATAAAGAAGTTGGACATGATACTAATATTAGATTAACTGATGAAATTGGTTTGGTTATGGATTATCCAAGAGTTAGTTCTGTAACGGAATTAGATTTAGATAATGAAATGGAATCAACCTTTGAGGTTATCAAGTCTTGTGTCAGACAGGTTTATGATAGTAACAATGTTTATGAAAAAGTAGACATGGATAAAAATGATTTAGATGAATTTATTGAATCTATGACACACGATCAGTTTGAAAGGGTACAGGAATTTTTTAATACTATGCCTAAAGTGAGACATATGATAAAGGTTAAGAACCCCAAAACAGGGGTAGATGGTGAAGTTGTTCTAGAGGGTATGCAAAGTTTTTTCTAGTAGCCCTCTCTCATAATTCTCTGGAAAATTACTATCGGTTAAATTTCCAGTTAATGCAACATCACCAGTATTCATTAACCGAACTTGAAGAGATGTTGCCTTGGGAGAGGGAGATATACGTTTCTCTGCTGTTACAACATCTAGACGATGAAAGAACAAAACAACGTCAACGGGCGATGAATAACCAGAATAAGAGATAAATATTTGTAGAGGAGAACGAGATGGCTGCAAAGAAATTAGAAATAGATTCCAAGTACTCACATCTAGATACAGATGGCGATGGAGTCGTAAGTGATGAGGAAATGATGCGTGAAGAAAGAATGATTGAACTCGCTGACAAGCGTAGTGACATGGAAAATGAAGATAAAAAACAGGATGCCCAGCGAAACATGGCTTGGTTCGCTCTCAGTGGTATGTTGTTGTACCCATTTGCAGTAGTAATTGCAGTATGGTTGGGATTGGATCAGGCAGGTAAAATCTTGGGAGATATGGCCGCAGTTTACTTTGTATCTGTTGCAGCGATAGTTGCAGCGTTCTATGGTA